CGGGCGTTGACCAATGACTAGGAGATTGGATTTGCAGTGCAACGACACACTGAGGCTTTAACGCAGCGAGCGCCGAATGACCCGTCGGTAGGGTGTAAGTGCCACTTACAATGGGGTGATGATGAAACTTAACAAGTTGAGAGCAGGGAGCCTAGTATGCCTGATGAACATTGTTAAGCAATAAAATGAGGATGGAGGATGAAGAGCAATGGCGCATTAATCTAGACTAGGTGCATCTTGCGAATAAGTAGATGGTTTATATCCCCATTTATCAACGATAAGGTTAGAAATGGGTTTTGCGACACTCGACAAGATAGGAATACCGAGTGTTGAAAGAACGTTACCAAGTCCGGAGATGATGTTAGTACCAAGCTTATTAAGCCGATTGAAATCGGCATCGTAAGCATGAGGACTTCGTCTCCCAAACTCTCGTATGACACTAAGTGCTAGATCATCTTGAGGGTAGCCAGGCGTCATAAAATCAGAATAGACGGAAGATGGAGATGGGTCTAATTCAAGATTTTCGACAACCTTGAGCCTAAGCTCGGCATGCGGGTCAAGATTCATCCAAAGCTCAACACCAACGGACCAGCCACGAAGATGAAGGTCATTCGCCTCAAATTGTGCTGTGTTGTTAGTATTGGCTGCAGAAATGCCGGGGGCTCGAGCAATGATTTGTCGCAAATTACTCGAGGAAACTAAATCAACTTTGGGGGTGCATAGTCGTATAGGCATATACGAACCATACTTTGCTTCGGCTTGACGCCGAAACAAGTCAGATGAAACGATAGTTGATGATGAGACTGCTGGAAGAGTCATATCCCAACAGTCGTATTCATTGTTCACGTAAGTAAAGGCAGTGCCATCAGGAGGAGTGTAAGTTGTTTGAACATCAATAGTGCCCTCAGAGATAGAGGGTGTCCATTGTCCAGAAACTACACGACCCTGGTTGTAAAGGGCAGAAGCATCCAAATCAGTTGTATAACCAGCACAGGTTCTTCGGATATCTTTAAAAAGATTTGAGAAGTTACCAGGTGCAGTTAATAAAGCTGGTGTTAAAGAGGAAGATGCTAAAAGAGAGTATTCAATTCCAGCAAATTCAGCAATTGAACCAGGCAGATTAGAAGCGCTATCAAATCTAGGGTAGATAGCGACGCCTGTAGACTCAGCAGTTGGCTGATAAGGATCAATGAGGATGTTATAGATGACACTATAAATGACGGAATCAGCATATGTATTAGCTGATGACCACCGTAGTACAACGTCTCGATGAACCAAGAATGGTAAATGGATAACCAAACAAGTCCAGGAATTAACACCAACATCCGTAGGTGCCCTAATTTCGTACTCGTCACGTCGCTCGAAAGCAACGGAAGTAGGCAAAGAGCCATCAGGTATTTTGACGACTTCAATGTCGAATTCATTGCAAGGGTGCAATATTTTCATAGCTGCACATGAACCTAATTGGGTGTTACCGAGATTTCGGATTGCGGTTCTTGGATCAGCTGGATTAGGCATTCGACCGGATCGTGTTTGATTCGGAGGGTTGTAGGTGGGTTTAGCATTGTTATTAACATTTTGCTTTGACCGTCTTTTAGAGCGCTTTACTTTATTAGTGCCCATAGGTTGATTAGAGTTGTTACCCCGTTGGGTATTTTGTGCGTTGTTATTATTATTCGCCATTGGAATAAG